ACCTTCAGATGGACTAGATGAGCCACGTGGTAGCCCATCTTGAATCATATCTTGGATCTGTTCTAGTACTGTGTTATCAACGACAGATGCAATAACATACGGCAACAGCTGACCTAACGTGTAGCCTTGGTAGTAAGCCTCATCAGTTATCTGATAGCCAGACTTAGTAGCCTTCTCACGTCTAGCGTAGCGCTCAGCAGCACGTCTCATCTGCCACGCTATGCGTGACTCAGCGTGCTTACGCTTATCAGGATCAGTTCCTTCTAGTAACTGCTCAGCGATCCAACTCTGGCGCGTTAGCGCCCACGACAGACACTCTTGAAGTATATCCTCACGCTCGACGTAAGCCTTATACCTGCCGTGAATAGCACGAGCAACGCCAGGTGCTATGTCATAGATAACTGGATCAATACCGGTCACTGATTTTCCCACAAAACTTTTGGTTCTTCATTGTGATTAAAAGTCATAATGATACTATGAAAATTAGAGCCTTTTCTTTTCTTCCAACTCTGATCGTAATAACTCACACGCCTAGTTGGAATATAAATATGAGGGTACTCATATTCTTGATATAAAGAATGACGTTTGACGCCACCTAAAGAATCTAATGGCAAAATTAAAACAGCACGTTTACCTAACTGAAACACTTTTTCAATAACAAAATCTTTAATACTAAAAGGAGGGTTAGTTACTAAATAATCGTATTCGTAATCATTTGTTAAATAATCAGTAATGCTATGTATAACTCGATACCCTTTGCCTAATAAAGTTTTGACAAACAAACTATCTTCTGAATCAAAAGGACACATAACTGTTGAACCAGATTTAGCTGACAAAAGTTCAAGGCACTTATCAACAGTTGCTTGATCTGTATACCACTCGTCGCTGTAATTACTATTAGTAATATTGTTAATTATTTTTTGATTAGTCACTCAGGCCACTTACCGTCCAGTACTAGTAGAGCAATAGCACTGTAATTTAATAGATCAATGAAGCTATCGCGTAGCGATTCGTTCTCAGGTGTAGCACCGCTATCAATCAGGTGATTGATGCGTGCTGTCTTATCCCACATACGTACACGTAAGCCATTTAGTGGCCCACCTGGAGCGCCAGCGATATTGCTTGGGCCATAATCCCTATGCTTCTTTAGAAGCAGGTTACCGGCACCATCTAGTACATCCCACATCGCTGCTATGAACGCGTCGGTCTCGGCCTTACTGTTATCGTTTCGTTTGCTCGATCCAAGTTCAGGATCTGCAAGCCCATAGTAAGAATAGTCTGTAGTAGGTTTTCCCACTCTTGATCCGTCATTCACTAGACTCTCCTATCAGTAGTTTGCGTGTGGCACTAGCACCGTGTGCTAGGTAGTAATCGTTAATGTCCATATTAGGTGGAAGTGTAACGATTGTAGAGTTCATCACCTCGTTAGCCACGCGCTTAGAGAACTCAGCTCCAGGGTTGGAGCCATCCTCTTTAACATCATTATCACCAACAACATATACAGTTTCGTATCCACCAAATAGTTTGGGGAAGTGTGGCTTCCAAGCAGCTACTCCTGGTACACCTACTGCTGGTATATCTAACTCACCCGATACTATGATGGTATCAAGTTCACCTTCACATACAACTATGTAAGGTTTCATAATAGTCACATCAGCTACATTGTAGAGATGAGCCTTCTGTCCGGTAGGACTACCATACTTAGGTTTGCCTTCATCTAATCTGCGGAACTTGAACCCAACACAAGAACCACTAGCAGTAATATAAGGAATGGAGATCCAACCTTCATACATCTCGTGACCATTGATCGGATTGGTGATCGTGCCAAGTTGGAACTTGGCTGCCGTAACTTCACAGATCCCACGTGCGTCGAGGACGGTTAGCGCCTCTGGACTTATTGCCTGAGCGTATCGCTGCGCCGCTTCCAACAGCAATTTCGATTGCACGTTTGAGGCCATCGTTGAACTCCAAGTTCTCTAGGATACAGACTAAATTAACTGCGTTGCCACCCTTACCGCAGGTGTGACAGAAATATAAATTGTCATAGGTATTCATCACAGCTGACCTGCGACTGTCATTGTGTAAGCAGCACCTAACCGATGCTGACTTACCTTCTCTTACTTCACCACCAAAGCTGGCAACGATTGCCCCTATGGGGATTGTATTTGCATCAACGGAACCTTTGTATCTGCTCGCTTTACGTACCCTGGACCAGTCCGGTGTTGGCACACGCACCCCTTCATATCGCACTTCTCGTGCTTATGAGCAGCACGTTTCAGGTGTCCTAGTTTGTTCTCTGCACCACCTTCGATGCAGTTCTGGCACATCATTTCGGTCTTCCTTCTTTAATGATATCTACTGATACGCCTCGTATCGCTCTTTCAGCATCAATTAAACCCCAGTTGTAAGCATTATATTCTGGGTTTGGATTCTCAAAATCTTCTGATTCACGAAAAAGTTCAGTAATAATTTCAGCAAGTTTCTGTTCAGTTATTTTTGTCATACCTGCTCCGGATCAAAGTCATCGTATTCCTCTACTGCTTCTTCTTTATCAGCCTCAGTAATTGCTTCATCTAAAACTTGTACAGGATCTTGTACAACTTCTGGTACTAGGATCTCTGACGTTGTTATATCTCCTTGTGGTATTGCCATTATTCCTTCTCCTTTATCCATTGTTTAAGATCTTGGATTACCCAAGCGTTTTCTATACCTGAGTTGCGGCGCTTAACTATCACATAGTGCAGCGGTACTTCCCCTTTACCGCGAGCCTTAGCGTAATTAAGCGCCTCAACTTCAGCTTCCCGCCAGAACTCAGGCAGTGCTAGCGCTGCCCTATTCTTTAACTCAAGGATGAATGTTTCTCCCGCTATCACAGCGACGATATCACCCTCGTCTTTTGCCCCAGCCTTTGACAGACGTTCGGCGCTTACGCCTTTATCGCGTAACCATCTCATAACATCTGTCTCAAACTTGGAACCCTTAGTCTTGTTGTACTGACTCATCTACCAGTACAACCTTGTTGATCTTGTAGATTAGATTTCCTTCTTCATCTTTAACTAACTCGACAACGCCAGACTGCATCAAGGCACCAACGAAGTTAGTTAGATCTACCTTGAGTGCGTCAATATCAGCACGCGTTGCATTAAAATCTTCACGCAGTGCATCAATCCTCAAGTTATCTCTATATTTATTTACTAACGGTTCAGACATTGTATCCTCCTTGGTATCCAGCCATTGTGTCTCGTCTAAGCATCCTACCAAATTGGTCTTCATCACCAATCTGACACGCTGCATAGTTTACTAGAAGCTGTGCGTAGTTAGACGCATCAGCTGTGTGTGGTCCAAAGCGATTCTTTACAGCAGCCACCTTCAGTGTTGCCTGTCCTGGGTCATAACCCAAGGTCAGGATCAACGCCGGTAGTTGGCTCACCTTGCCGTGAATGGCCCGACGATGTGGTGGATTAGTCGGTGATCCATACTCGCTCTGTTCCGATACGTGGTGCAGTACTAGTACGCACGCTTCTGTCTTGCGTGCCATATCGTGCAACTCCATCATAATCGCACGTAGTCCTGCCCATTCATTGTCAGTCTCTGCTGTTACGTTCATTAGGTTATCTATTACGATCAGCTCTGGAGCGTGACCGTATAGTTCAACGTATGCCCGTATCTCTAACTCAAGATCATCAATAGATGGTGATGAATCAAAGACCCACTTGATGTGGCTTAACTTCTCAAAGCGAGAATCGTAGTAGTGACTATCGTTTGCTAAGTTATTTTCTACAGAGACTTGTGAGTGACCGCTGACGTGGGCGGCCGCCCTCATCATCACGGTTGTTGTATCCGTATCTGCTGAGAAGAACAGCGTAGGCACGCCTGCTTTGATTGCGTAAACCAATGCGAACATTGACTTACCAGCATTAGGTGCTGCTGCAACCATACAAACTTGCCCACGCCGGAACTTAATCTCTTTGGCAGCTAAGCCAACCCATACATCAGGTAGCGGTGTTGCTCTAGTAAGCACGCCACCCCAAGCACGGGAAAGATCAAGCAATTCTTTTCCTTTCCATTTCTTTTACACGAGCAATAAGGTTTCGATCTTTATTAGTTAGCCCACCCCAAATACCGTGAACTTCATTAGCGATGCCCCATTCGGCGCACTCGCTTTTATGTGGACACGTATTGCAAATAGACTTTGCAAAGACTGTATCTGCATAGCTTCCGATTTCTTTTATATCTGGAAACCAGAAGTCACCACCTATTTGAGCACAACTGGGAGCTTCATAATCTTTAGGCTCCCGCATTTGCTATCTAACCCAGATAGTGTCGCACTTATCTGGAGCACCCTTTGGCGTTGAACACATCCAACCAGACCAAGGCCCCTTAGCTGATACACCTGACTTGAATGACATTGGT